TGAAAGTATCCATATTAAGTAAATCTATTTTATTATATTTTGTTTTAATCTAGTTTTGAACTATTAATTATGTTTCTGTCAAGTGCTAGACCTGTTCTTACGTCTCCACTTACAACAAAAGCTCTAATAGGTTCTCCTGTTCTTTGTGCAATTACTTGTGCTAACTGAAACTGCTGACCTGTACCTACTATGTTGAATGCAGGATCTGTTGAACCGCCACCAAATCCACCTCCTGAACCACTAAGACCAGAACTAGAAGGAGCAGCACTTGGTACAAATTGCGTTTTTCTTATGGCATCGACTTGTTTTAGTCCAAAAGCAGTTGCTGTAGCTGCTGCTGCTATGGCTAATGGCAAGGCAGCAGGACCAAGAAATTTCATACCTTTTATAGTGCCAAATGCGTCTATTGCACTTTCTGCTGTGCCTATTAACGCAGAAGCTATTGATGCAGCTTTTTGAGCTTTAAATGCTCTTTCTGCCAACTTATCTCTTTTTTCTTGTAGGGCTACTTCATTGTTTTCAATTTGTTTATTGATAGATATTCTTTCATCTTTAGACAAGTTTTCATTACGAAGGCGTTTTTTGAGTTGGTTGTTTAATAAAACTGTTTTTCTTTCTTCTTGGGATATTTCTGCATCTACGCTAGCTGTTATACCTGCTACAACTTGGTTTATTGATGTTGCAACAGCTTTTGCAACTTTCATAATTTTTTCTAACCCTGATAAAGCCTCATCGTCTAATTTTATAAGACCAGTTTTTAGCTTTGCTAATCGTTCTTCTAATTTTTCTCTTTCTACAACCGTAAGTATGTTTTGTGCTAAAATCAATTCTAATAAATCTATTTCTTTTTGTGCAGATTGTTCAATTAATTGTTGCTTACCAATCTCAAATTCTTCTGTTGACTTTGATCTTTGTTTGAGTTGTAATATTTGCTCAGCTAATACTTTCTTAAAATTAGCTAAAGTAATATTTACGGTTTCTTGTTGTAAATCTTTTAACCGTTCCTGACCTTCGTTAAAAACCTTAAAAAACTCACTGCCCTCTAAAACAACTGCGTTTAAGTCTTCTAAAGCATTTTTTTGATCCTCAGTGCTACTTGTGGCTAATCTGATTAGATCGTTTTGTTGTTTTCTTATTTCTGCTTCTGTTTTTAAAGATTGTACTAAAATTTCTTCTTGTGCATTTAAGGCTGTTGTAGATTTTTCGTTTAAAGTTTTAGCATCAGCACTCAACCTATTTGCAATAGCAATTTCATTATCGGGGTTTGGTCTGTTTAAAGCGTTTGCTCTCCTAAGTTCTGCGGCTGCTAAATCTTCTTCCGATTTTATTAAGTTTTTCTGTGCTTCTGATCTTTTTTTGATTGCGTCTTCTCTTAATGTTTGTTGTGCTTGTCTTGCTAATTCTAAATTTATAAACTGCTGACTGAGAGCTGCTTTTTGTTTATCAGACAATATTTCGCTTTCTTGTATTTTTGTTAGTCTTGACGAAGCAACTGATGCAGCACTAATTAAACTCAACCTGTTTTCTAGAGAAAGGTTAACATCATTAAGCCTGTCGTTTATAATCTGTAAGGCTACAGACTGCACACTCAGCGATTCAGTTAAGTCTTCTGTTGCGTCTTTTGCTTTTTTTGTACCACCCAAGAAGAAATCAATAGCGGCAATCACACCTTGAAAAGCTATAATTAAACCTAATGGACCTTTTAACTGATTGAATAAAAGGCCAAATGCTTTTGTTGTGCCACCAGTTTTTGCCATCAAGGTCACCATTAATGTTGATAACTGCGATAAGTTGTTAGCAACACCCCTAATACCAAAAGGTAAGTCTGAGACTAACCTACCAAATTCTGTAAGAGTCGCACCAGCTAAACCAGCAGAAGAAATCAAATCTTCATTTGTTCTTGCAAACTTAGAATTTGTATCTGTTATTTTTTGTAATCTAATTCTTAATTGTTGTATTTGTCTATCCTGCTGAAAAAATTGTTTTGTTGTTTTTGCAGTATTATCTCTTACTAGCTCTAATGCTCTTATTTGTCTTTGCAAATCAGCAACACTGCCCTTTAAGGCGTTATTATTTTGCCTAACGGCTTCTTGCATAGTTTTAGCACCTGTAGCCGCATTTCTAAAAGCGTTATCAAGTTGTTTAATTTTTACTTGTGCTTGTGTGCCTTTAATTTTTATTTCTACTTCTATTTTTTGCCTTGCCATTAATAATATTTTTTAAATCGTTTTACTTTATCTTTTGCCTGTTTTAGGCTAGTAGGTGCTTCATATTTACCCTTAGCAATATCAATATACGGCGATACACCGTAGTAGTCATCTAATTTTAATAAGTCTAATATATTTTTAAGCATTGAAATCGTTTATTAGTTCTAGTTCACTTTTACCGTTTTCCATATCGGTAGTTATTGAGTTAATTTTATAACTCTTTTGATTTATCTCAAGCCTGTCAGCTAGAGATAAATTCAGTAATATTTTAGCTGGTAGATAAGCAGTAACCCTAGTAAGTCTATTTTTCGAGTCAAATACATCGCTTATATAAGTTCTATAATATTCACTGAATAAGTTTTTTAGTACAGTTTCATTTGTATACTCACTGAGTTCAGTGGAGAAATGTATTGATTGACTGTTTGTTGCAAGAGTTAATGTATTAGATGGTAATATGTAGGTTGTTAAAGCTCCGTCAGAACTACCGCTAAAATCTTTTAATTGTATTGGTGTGCCACTTGTAACTCGGACAGGATAAAACAAAACAGGCTTGCCGACAAAAGGACTTTGATCTATGTTTACGGACCAACCAAACTGTATATCGGTAGATGTATCTCCGCTTGTGTCGTTAAGATCAAGCAATCTTTGAAACTTATGGTGTTCAAACGGTAACTCAATTTTGTACACGCTGCCATCCTGTGTTACATCGCTAAAATTAATTGTTTCTGTACCCCACTCTAAATTAAATATTTTTTCGTGCGTATCAGCAAAAAACGATTGCAAGCCTAAGTACCTAAGATCTATTTCTTTGAAAGGTAATGAGTTGTTTATTTCGGATTGATTAATGTCTACAAAATCAGTTATATTTCTGCTGACACCACTTGCATAAAAGGAGTCAAGGGTCTGAACTTTTATAGTTCCATCATCTTCTACAAATGCTGTCAAATTAAACATTTTGAATATACCAGTTAAAAAATCAATAATTTTTATATCAGGTATTTCTTTGCTAATTATAAACGCTTGTGCTTGTGTAAAAGCAATAGCACTTGATGAACTAACAGAATACGTTTGTTCATCAACTTGTTCTGGTTCAAGAGCACCTTGTGTGGTCATAGTTACAGCATAAGTAAACGTGACAGAAGCTGAAGATGTAGAAGATATTGAAAAGGTATAGTCGCCAGGTTCTACAGGATTTATACCTAAACTTGTCATCTCAATACTCAAAACACCAGTTCCTTGTGTGCTAAATTTTTGTTCACCATCTATAGAAACAGACAAGCTATAATTAATACTGTTATTACTAGGTGTTACTGATATTGAAAATATTAAATTATCAGTACCTGAAACAGTGAGTGTTGTGCCGTCAGAAACAATACTACTGCTTATTTGACTAGGGTTGTTAGCAGGAACAAAAGTTCCTGTTGCAAAAGTGTTTAGAGACTGAACAAATGGTTCTGTGACTTGTGCATCTGTCCCAACATCACCCTCTTTTCTATGCAACCACATAAATAAATTATGATATGGTTGGTTAGTGGTGTTAAAAAAGTCTGTAGAGAACTTTATTTCTGAAAACCT